TTTCTCCTCATACCATAGCTATCGTTAAATCCCGTGAAGGAGATACGCTGAAGGAGTCTAAAAAGCATTTACGATCCTTAATTGGTACTGCGACCCATCTCGCCGTAGAAAAGCTTATTACGAAGCTTAATGACGATGAAATCCCATCAGGTGTTCTCCCTATCGCTACAGGCATCTTAATCGACAAGCATCGCCAGTATGAAGGTGAGCCTACCCAAACCATCGAGGTAAAGAAATCTTTGAGCCTGGACGAGATCCGAGCCGAGCTTGCCAACCTGAAGGATGAAAAGGTAGTCGATGCTGAGGTTTCGGATGTAGAGACATCCGCCTGACCTGCAATCCTTGGATTGCCAGCTTGGCAGGTTGGCTGTGTCAGTAGGTTGTACGCTTGGCAGGTTGGTTGTGTCAGATATGTTATCCGAGTGAGGCCTTCTACGAGCACAGGGTTCTTTCCTGTTATTCTCCTCTCCCGAGTAAGTAGTTGTACGATGTATGCTTTCATTCGATTTAACTAGTCGTCGCTTTTATGGCTAGGCAAGTGTAGTAGTTGTGCCCTGCTGGGCGGGCAACTACTACCTCTAGCCTTTTAGGGGTAGTAGTCGTTGTTTCTATATAAGGCGACGACTACTACTTTTGAGACAGAGTTGAGACACTAATCCTTCTTATAACTATAGATGTTTTCGAGACCTTTTCCCCTCTTTTGTACAATAATATTTTCATCCTTTTTTATAATATTTCTGATAGTATCGGGATGAATTTCTTCGCCTGTTTTCTCCTCAAGCTTAATTTTTAGATTATTGAGACCCATGATCGAATTAGTTTTAAGTAATTCGACAAGGGCATCGGATAACTTATTCAGGCGATCTTTTTTAGCTTTCGTCTGCCCTGGCTTTCTAAGTTTGGGTTCGAGGTCAGGCTTATGGATAAAGTTTGGCCATGAAAATTCTACCACTTGGGGGGAGGGAGTCGGAAAGTCTCGGAGGGTGGCTTCGAGTACCAGGTGATCCTCCTCTTCGTGAGGGGTAAGGGTAAGGATGGCATCGGGATCTCGGGCAAACACGCCTGACCCGCTTGCCCTGTCAATGTGGTCCGTGTCAGACTTGTTTCCTTTTGAGAAGTGGTGGGCGTAGACGAATGAGCAGTCTAGTCGCTCGGAGAACTTCTCCATTCGGTTGACTATTTCCCCGATAGCACCGGCATCATTTTCGTCTGCACCAGTGGCGAGCTTATAGAAGGGATCGACTATTACGAGGTCGGGGCGATGGTCCTCGAGATCTTCTATGTGATGGACGAGGTCTTCCAGGGTACGGGATTGTCCTCGGAGTGAGCAGTACATAAAGTTTTTGTTCTTGGGGTCGTAGTGGTCATTCGCATTGACCATTTCGGCTATCCGGCGGGCGGCAATGCGTTTTTTAAGTTCAAAGTCGAGGTAGATTACTTTGGAGGTGGCTGTGCGATGGCCTAACCAGGTTGACCCGTTGGCGGCGGCTAGGCCGAGGTGTAGGAGGGAGAGTGTTTTACCTGCCTTGGATGAGCCTGAGATGATCATTTTGGAGCCTTTATGGAGGACACCTTCGATGACCTGCTTGGGCATGGGATCGGTGTTATGGGACATCATCTGCTCGAGGGAGAGGAACTTGGGTGGAGGGAGGGGATCATCGATTGCTATGGAATAGGCAGTGGGCGGTGAATCCTGTTCGGTGTGGGTTGGGTAATCGATCTTGCCCTTGGAGGCGAGGTATCGGTCCACCTCATCCACATCGGCGAGCACTTCGGGTGTTAGGTAATCTTCTCTTCTGGCCATGTTGTTATTTATGTTTGGTTTTAATTAATATGATAATGTCGGGTTTAAAGGTATCGGGATCGCGGACGATGAGGACTGATTTCTCCTCATCCATCTGATTGGCAAAGTGGCAGGCTTCCTTCACGGGTACGCCTAGATTAATAAACCGTCGTGCGATGATTTTTTTGAGGAAGAACGGGTGGATCATTCAATCCTTCCAATAGATGATCGGTTGGGCGGCTGGCAGGCTGGCCTCTTTGCGTCGGGTTCCCCAGGGTAGCCGGCAAAGTTGGTTCATTAGTTTAAATCGTGGATCTCCGCCGAGTTTTTGGGATAGCTCGAGGAACGCCTTCTTGTTACCGGGAGTCCACTTGAACCATGCGTGGAGGGATTTCCCTCCTGAGTTTACGATCATCTTAAGTTCGGCCTCATTTTCGAGTCGCTTGATTAGGCCAAGCTGTTGCTCGAATGAGAGGGATGGATCATCAGTTTCGTGGAGTAGGTATTTCCGTCCAAGCACCTGTGCCTCGGATCGGTTGGTCGCTTGGGCGGGGAAAGTGTTATAGGTGATGAACTGGTACTGTGAGAGGTCAGGTTGAGCGATCCAATCGGATACGGGTAATAGCCTACCCTTCTCGGCCACCTGTCGCTGTACAAAGATTGATTCGTCATGATCGAAGAGTTTGCTGACCGCTTCAGATGCATTCATAGGAATGGGGTCTGATTTTATTGTGTATTTCTCGAACAGCCCTGCTTCGCCTAGATTCTGTTCCTTGAGGGAAGGATCGGGCTGAGTAACCTTAATCGGGTTGGAGGGTATGTGAGGGTTGTTATGGCGGTCGTAGGCTCCCTTGACAGCGTTCCTGACCTCGGAAGGTTGGTTGGGTCGATGGGATACATTTCGGAGGACTCGCTCGACAGCCCGTTCCGCCTCACTCGCATCATCGATATGCCTGGTGACTACGAGTGCGAGCCGCAGGATGATATCATGGTGAGACAGTAATCCTGTTGGCAGGTTTTCGAGACACCTGCGAAGATCTCCTTTTAAGGTGGCCATCAGTCGGTTAGGTACTTGGCGATCTGCTCGGTAATCTTTAGCATCGCCCCTCTTTCGATCTTGGAAATCGTCTGCTTGGCGACTCCTGCTTTCCTGGCGATTTCATCCTGAGTAAATCCGGCATGGTCGGATGGGACCGAGCGAAGCATCTGTCTTAGCCTCGCATCGGTTGCCATCTTGCGGACGGAGTTATTCTGTCTCCGCTCCTTCGTCATCCACCGTTACCCATTTATCGATAAAATGCCTTGGTAGTCCCGCCTCGGACACATGAAGATCATTCTCGTCAGGCTCATGGCCCTTCCTTGAAATATGAACGATCTGTGTTAGGATTTCATGCCTATGGCCTAATCGCTTGATCGCCCACGCCTCGTTTGGGAAGCGAATGTCATCAAATACGATCAGACGCTTACCCAGATGATCCTCGGCCTTTCGCATGGCGGCATCCACCCATAGATTAGGATAGATCGATTCCCTGCCCCACTCGGTTCCGAGTGACTGAAGCATCCGCCTGACAGTCATTCCGTCGGGGAAGCCTGGTATCGGTTCCTCCTTTTTATCGAGCCAAGCGGGATGGGGTAGGATGACCTTGAGCATCTCTTTTATTGGCGTGGCGAATGAGAGGATAGCGGCTCCCTCGAATGATTTGGCGTAGGTGCTTTTACCTACTCCCTTGGGACCGCAAAGGCCGATAATTTTAGGTGCTGGGTAGGTCATACTCTTGTCTCCAAAAAATCGATTAATGATTTAGAAAAATCAGAGCATGACTTGATAAACTTTTGGGAGTGGACATTGATACTCTTAGCGATCAAGTCCTTGGCCTCTTCCCTTTTCTTCTCGCAGTATCTTTCTACTCTTTCCTTTTTAGACTCCAAAGATTTAAGTTCTCGACCCAGCACTATTTTATGCAGGCTGAGTTTTTTCTCCACAGCATTTAACTCCTTCTGAGCCTGTGCCATTTTCTTGGCAACTATTGGATCGATTGATGTGCCATCTGAGATTTCGCTCATCTCATCAAGGCTAAAGCATACTGTTCTAATATTTCCCATGCCTTCGACTTTCACATAAACTTTTTGATCGTCTCCAATCCAAGCACGGATCGAATCAAACACAGGTGCATTGCCTACAGTTTCTATACTTTTATCTTTCATAGAATCGCCAGTGCAAAGGATAAGACAGTGTAAGCGAACATAAGTACCGCTATACCGAATAAGATGTAATGGATTGGATGGAGTTTCATCAGTAGTGGGTTTTGATTTCTCCTTCTGCCGCCAGGGGTAGTCCCTGGTAGTTCGGAGATTCTTGGGTTAGTAGTTGTAAAAGTAAGTCAAGTGCCGCCTGTCCCTCGTCCACGCCTACCTCGAGGCAGATTGAATCGTGGACATGGAGACAGACGGGCAAGCCGGCGGCCTCGATTCGGATAAGAGCATCGGCGAATATGGATCGGGCGGTTGCCTGTACGATGTTTTGAAAGAGTCTTGCTCCATAGAGTTTGACCGGTTCATATCCACGGGTAAGGGAGGCATAGAGATCCCCGTCCTTTTCGTGGGCATTGAAGTATCGGACGGGTACACCGCATCGTGTTTCAAATGTGATACATTCAGGAGTCTCCTTCATCCACTCACGAAATTGGTCCTCCATTTTGGACCATGCCAGCATGACATCAGGATTCTGTGCTCGGTATAAAAGCACCTGTTCATTCGCCTGTGATTCGGTCATGTTTACGCCGTAGCTTTTTGCTACCTCGATAAACTTCTTGGGACCGCATCCGTACCCCAGCCCGAGCAGTCTTGCCTTGCACAGCTTTCTCATCTCAGGGGCAAGCTCGGCCATCGGTTCATCCTCCTTATAGAGTTTGGATGCCCGACCATGTGCCTCGTAGATATCGATTCCTCCCCTGACTAGTCCGAGGAAATCTAGATCGCCCACCAGGTACGCAATTACGCGCGGTTCGATCTGAGATAGGTCTGCCGATACTAAGACCCGACCGGCGGGAGCCTTGAGGCATTGTCTTGCCGAGATGTCACCAATTCCATCATTAGGGATAGCCTGGAAGTTAATGACACCTCCTCCGCTCCATCGTTTCGTATGAGGAGCACCGCAGTATTTCAATCGGGTAGGAACCCGCCGGTCGGATCGTTGACCCATCAGTAGTTTCTCGAATGTTTGGTTGGCTAAGTTGGCCTGTCTCCATTCGGTTGTTTGTTTCGGAGTTTCCTCTAAAATCTTTTCTGTCTTATCGATGAACTGCTGACAGAGTGGACCATCAATCGCCAAACCTCTGTTTGCGATTCTGCGGGTCAGGGATGACAGCAGTCTCTCTTTCTCGGGAAATCCGGAATCCAGTTCCTGATATACACGCAAACAGGCTCGACTATCTTCTAAAGCGTAATTGATAAAATTAGAGTTCGCCTGAATATCTTCAACGGATAAGCCAGCCATCTGCTCACGGGCATCCTTGGATAATTCCTCGTTAAAGAGTTCCTTGACTGCCCCGGCAAGGGATCGGGGAAGCTGGTGATACGATGCCATGTCGGCGGTACAAATCCAATCCGCAGGCATAAACTCGGGCATCTGTCCCTTGAAGATTGCGGCCCTTGCACAGACAGAATCAAATTCCGCATTATGGGAGATTAGGGTGTGTCCGTTCAATCGCTCGACCGGCAACTTCTGTGGCTCCCCTACCCACTCAAATCCATCCTCTGTTACGATGGAGACCAGGGTTACTCGGAAGTCGGGATGCTTGACATATCGGTCGAGGCCGATCTTGGCGACCGAGTATCGCTTGGTCCAAAAGGTTTCTAGATCGAAAGCGACAATCATGGAACCTCCTTTAGAAGTGTCTGTGCCGCGATGATCGCATTCTCGAGGCGAGGGTAAGTGGTCTCGGGAAGATCCCTGTCGATCTTTACCCGCCAGGCAAACTCCTCATGATCGAGCCATATGTCCGCCTGTCTCGCACCAATCTTTACGATTATCTTCTCACCTCGGGGTAGCCCGATTCCCATTTTATAGTCTGTGTTCATAGTGTTAAAAAGAAAAGAGCAATCCCGCCCCACCGAGTGTCGTGGAGGTATCCTTGTTTGCCTATCGCCTTGCGGCCCAAAAACGGGACTGCTCTTAAAGTCTTTGCCATAAAGTTCTCCATGCTAGTTCTGCGGTTTGAGGGACGACTCCATTCCCCAAGAGCCTAAGTCTGTCCACCCGATGGGTAAGCCCATCAACTGCTCCACCCAATTCGGATTGAGCTTCGGTGACCCGTGGTTCTTCCCAA